CAATTCGAATGAGTGGATGGATATCCACCAAGATTATTTTGAAAATTTTTTTATTCCGCTCTGCAAGAAGATTTATCGCCCCGGGGATTGTCTATTCCATTTGGGAGATGTCTATGACAGCAGACAATCATTAAATCTTAGGGTATTGAATATGGGAATAGAAATATTTGAACAGCTCTCAGAAATATTTCAAGATGGTATCTATATCATTTGCGGTAACCATGATATTTATGCAAAATATAGCAATGATATCAACTCTCTAAAATCATTAAAGTGGATTCCCGGAGTAAAAATTTATGAAGAACCTGAATCTATCCAGCTAGGTGACAAAAAAGTTTTTCTGATGCCTTGGAGAAAGGATCACGAGGCCGAAAGAGAAGCTCTAAAGGATGTTAAGCCTCACGACTATCTTTTCTGTCACACAGACGTAAAGGGATTGATGTTCAATAAGTTCGTTAAGATCATAGAAGGATTAGATTACGATGAAATAGAGAAATTCGGAAAGGTGTATTCAGGGCACATCCATTATTCCCAAACCTTTGGTAAAATGAACATGTTGGGATCTCCATATCAACTAACAAGATCTGATACCGGAAATAGAAAAGGAATAACTGTACTGGATCTAGAATCTGGTGAAGAAACTTATTATGAAAATACAAGGTCTCCAAAATTTGTAAGAATTCCTTTTGAAAAAGTCCTAAACTCAACTCCGCTGGACTTAGAACCCATATTCAATAATAATTTTGTTGATATCTTAGTTGACCCGGAAATGGCGGTAAAAGCGCCATTAGGGCTTTTAACTGAATATGTAACTCCACCCCTAAGAATAACATTTACCCCAATAGCGAATCCGGATGAAGTTATTATTGATGAGGGGTTTCATGATCTAGAGGGTAAGAATTTTTCAATCCTGGACTTGACAAAGATATACCTGGATAACTGTAATTACGAAGAAACTAAAAAAGAGAAACTCTATCGAGCGGTAGAAACCCTGCTCCATAAGGTTTCATCAGACAAAACTGAATTGGATGAAGATCAAGAAGATTGAGTGGAGGAACGTTGCCTCCTATGGTAATAAAAAGCAAGAGTTAATACTTCCAGAAAATCCTGGATTGATCCAGGTGTTTGGAGAAAATGGTGTTGGTAAATCTACCATCTCCGATGTGATTACCTTTGGACTTTATGGAAAGCTCGAGGGTAAAAAAATGAAGGACATTCCGAATAGAACTAACGGAGGTGCTTGGATGAAGATCACATTCGAACAGAACGGGAGAACCTACGAGGTTGAAAGAGGTCTTGCGCCAAATATTTTTGAGCTTTATATTGACGGAAATATTTACGACCAGGCAGGAAAAAAGAATGTACAAGAGTATCTTGCGGATGATATCTTGAAAATTCCTTACTATGTTTTCAATAACACCATATCTCTTTCTATCAATGATTTCAAGAGCTTCCTGAGAATGACCTCATCTGATAAGAAGCAGATTATCGATAAGATCTTTGGTTTCTATATTCTTAATGAGATGAGAGATATTCTAAAAGAGGAATCCAAAAGTATTAAGCTTTCAATAGAAAGATTAGCCGGTGAGATTAGTGCAACAGGAAGATCCATTTCCACATCCCAAAAAGAGCTAGAAAGTCTTCAGCAGAAGATAATGGAAAACTCATCCGAAGATATAGAGAGGACACAGGAACAACTAAAAAGCTACAAAGAACTACTAACCATTCACACAGACAGATTAAAAGAATTCAAAAACAAAGAATCTAGAATAACTGGACAAGTGAATAAAGCATATGAGATCTATACAGATTCAATTTCTAAAATGAAAGAGATAGACAAAAAGCTAGCTCTCTATAATAACGAAAAATGCCCAACCTGTTTAGGAAGTCTAGATAGTGAATTCCATAAGGATGTATTTAACGATCTTTCAGAAGAAAGAGAAAGACTTCAACATGAGATTTCCCAGCTCAAACTTGATTATGATGAGGTCAAGGGTATTCAAAAAACTCTAACCGAGGAAAGAGGTAATCTTTTTAGAAAGGGGGGTAAAATTGAAACCAATATTACCAATCTTCAGGAAAAATTGAAGTCTTTGAAGACCGGGAAAAATGATGACCAAGTAAACTCTCTAAAAAAACTCCTAAACTCATCTTTAGAAGAACTAAAGACGTTCAATCAAGAAAAATCTCAATGGGAGGAAAAACAAATCTGGGTTAAGACCCTAGATGATATACTAAGTGAGAAGGGGGTTAAGCAACTAGCTATCAAATCAATTTTACCATCTTTGAATAACGAGATCATGGCAACCCTAGTTACTCTGCATCTTCCTTACAAAGTTGTGTTTAATGAAGAGTTTAATGCTCAGATATTCCATCTGGGTGAAGAAATATCTCCACAAACTCTATCTACCGGGGAAATGAAAAAAGTTGATTTCGCGGTTTTGGTTGCTGTAATAAAGCTAATGAAGATCAGGTTCTCTTCTGTTAATATTCTATTTCTAGATGAGATTTTTAGTTCTGTTGATCCTGACGGGGTTCATAGCATTCTAACCACTCTTAGAAAACTTTCCGACGATCTAGGAATGAACATCTTTGTTATCAACCACGCACCAATGCCGACTGAGATCTTTGATTACAAAGCAGAGATCTCAAAGAAAAATAACTTCTCCGATGTTGGTTTCGAAAAGATCAATTAATCCAGATAAGATCCAAATCGGATATATAATCTATGGCAGAAATTTACCCAGCTGGAACAACAACTATTAGGAATCTACAAGAAACCTTCATTTACTTCTTAGTAGTTAAACCTGATTCTCTAGCAGATGATATTCCACAGAAAGAATATTTCTGCTACAGATTTGCAGTTCCTGTGACCTCGAAAGCAGGTATAAAAGCACTAAAGACCTATTTCTCAGGGATCACTTTGGATGAATGTAGAGCACTTGAGGATACAGAATATTCATCGGGCACTTTTTCTCATCCTATGTACACTAATTCTAGAAATCTTCCTCTACAGTTTCCATTAAAGGATATTCCCATCTATATTCAACAGAATATTCGTACTATAGATCTAGAGAAAGACAAATATCAGATGGGAAGCAAACCTATCATCAGGGAAAATACCTCTGCTATACTCCCGGATACATATTCTCAAAGAAGGGGAGGAAATATACTATAATTGAATGGATTTTTTAGAAAAATTTAATACAGACGATGTCTTTTTCAGAGGAGTGATTATCGGCATGCTCTCGAAGCTAAACGATACAATCACCTATGAGCAAATCGATTCAGACCAGAACAAATCGACTATCTATATCCCATTCTTTTATTCCATGGCAGGCGATGAGCCATTTTTACAAGACTATTACCTTTCATACGAAGACTGTGACGGAAAACCTGCCTTTGCTGAAGGAAACTATGATGTTATACCGAGAGGCATTCTGGAAATATCAGCTCTCACAATAGATACCTCGTCAGCTACGACCAAATTTGTTAGAGCATCTTATGCGAAAGAGGTAAAAAAGGAAGCAGGGAGTGAAATGGTAACATATTCATCCTATATCAATCCGATCCCACTTTCTATTCAAATGACTGCTAAGATAAAGGTTGATACCACATTGGACGCATTTAAGATCCAACAAAGCACACTAGAGATCCTTTATAAGAGATTTGTTTATTACTTCTACTATAAGGGTTTTAGAATTCCTGTTCAGGTCAGTTTACCAGATTCTCCTCCAGATAAGCAACCAAATAACTTCCAGTTTAGTTACGGATCTCAGAGAGGTGAAGCAATAACTCTTTCGTTTGCAATGAATTTGGAAACATATCTGCCTCAATTGGATCTATCTACAGAAAGATTCAGAGGAAATCTAATGCAAGGGGGAATCAGATCCAATATAGAATTTGGAAAAGTACCGGAAGATAATAGTACTATTATAGAAGGAATAGGGGTTTATGCTTCACAGAACAATGTGACAGGACCAGCTGGATCTTAAGAATTCAACATTTCATATTCTTCATCAGAAGAATCTTCTTTTGTTTCTGGTAGAACAATCGTAGAATCTTTCGATTTCCTGTATCCAAGAAGAGTAGCTCCGATACCAACAAAAACTATCGATTGGACCAATATATCAGAGGTTGATGAGAAAAACATTTTGTCTAAGCAACCAAGGAAAAAACAGAGAGAACCTACAGTGCATATAAGAACACCCATTGTTCCACTCCCTGAAGTTTTGCCATCTGAATTAGATGTTAATTGTGCAAAACTAAACTTTTCTATTCTTGCTCTCAGCTTCCTCATCTTATCTTTTTACTGATATATATCAAAAATGAAAGCCTAAAATGGCAGAAGCTATTGAGTTTACAGCGATAGGTAATTATCGCATTATTTCTTGGACATCCCCATACAAAGATGTTTCCTCTTTTGATGGATGGATCATAGATGCCGAAGGTGAGGATCCACCGAGTATATTCCTCTACCTCGAATACCGATGGAGTATAAACGGGTCTAACTGGTCTCTTTGGACTGAGCTCACTGAGCCTTCTGTCCAATCTTTGCAGCTCGACCCGGACAATGATTTTTGGGTAGAAATAAGACTAACCGCTTCCTCTGATGAGGATTCAAGCCCTTATTATCCTCCAGGAACTCCACTGAGTCCACCCGTAGTTCTGAATGATTTTGAACTCTCTTTAACTTATAGACAACAAGACGGAAGGGATCTTATGGGATCTATGATACCAGTTTGTAGTAACGAGCTAACGAATTATCCGATAGTGTTCTCGAATTGCGATTTCACATTTAAGCCATACGATGTGAATAGGGGTATAAACCTCTATCAAGATCTGAGTAAAGTTGTCAATAATGTGTTTGGACATGAGGTTGTATATTATTCAGTTCAACCACAGGGTAGAGGAAAGGATGTTGTTATAAAAGAATATACTCTCTTTGATGTTGTGGATGAACAATGTGTCAAAGTAATGGTTCCAAACAACCAGTTTCCGGATGCTGCCATTAATTTTGATAGCTGGGGATTGAATTTCCAACAGCCTTTTGAAATCCACATCGATCGAAAATACTTTGAATCAATCTTTGGAAAAGGATCTCAACCTAGAAAGAGAGATATTATCTATTTTCCTATAACCAATAGAATCTATCAAATAGATTCGATGTACGTTTATAGGGATTTCAACAACTATCCAGTTTATTTTAAGATTCAACTTGTTAAGTATGAAATCAAGAAAAACACATATTTCCAAGATCCACAATCTGAACAAAATCTTCACGATTATACAGTAAACACTAAGGATCTATTTGGTGAAGATGTTGACGATCAAGAAGCTGAGTTAACTAAACCCCAACAGTATGCAATAACATCTCAAAGAAGGCTAGAGGATCCAACAAGATCCTACATTGATAAACTTCTTCCTATTATAGAATATGACCTAAATAATAACTGGACTATAGTTTTCAATAGCTACTATGATATGGACAGAATGTTCATAGATAACCCAGATACTGTTGAAGTCTCCCCGCAATTTGGGGATGAAGAAAGAGATGCAGTAAGATGGAAAGCAGATCCGATTCTCCTAGACGGAGATGAAAGATCGTTTCTCTGCTGGTTCAAGATGACTAATTATCTCGATAGAAGCAAATTAGTGCCCAAGCCTGCTCCTAAACTACCTATTACTATAGATAACATAGGAAGCGGGGAAATAACTTATTCTACGTATCCTATTGCACATAAAATGTATCTTAAACCAAACCCTGAAGGATACGTTTCTATTGCAGGAGATTCAAATAGATCTGGGGGGTTTGAAATATTAGAAATTGTAGACGAATATCGATTCAAGGTAGCAGATTCAGGAGCACCTGCGCCAATATCTACAGCCGGTTGGAAAGCTCAGAAGGCACAATCGAGAAGCTTACTAGATGGATATTATAATGGCTCGGGAATGAAAATTGATGTCATTTGGAGCGGATCTAATCCAGTCACAAGTCCAAATGATAATAAATATATTCAAACAGGAAGTATCAGAATCCAGATAAATGATCTGGTGATCAGATCTCCTTTTGGAGCAGGAATAAACAGCTCGTTGGGACAATTTATCCCAAGTACTGATGATTGGTATGGATTCGTATTTAATTTCTCCAATATCTTTAAACAGTATGGAATTAGAATATGGAGATTAACGTATGATCCAGACAATCCTGCATCACAAACCTCGGATTTGAGTATGGTACACGGGGTAGATGGCGTTACATCACAGGTCTATACATATAATATAACACCTGAGATAGAAACAGACTATGATAGTCCATATTATGGAACTAACAATAAAGCATATAAAGTCAAGTCATCTCCTCTACTAGTTACTAATTTTAGAATGTTTACTCACATGATAGAAGAAGGAAAACAATCAACAATTCTGAATCAGAATATTGTAGATGATGCCCAATTAGCAATTATAATAGATAATGCTAAACCTATCTTGAAGCTTCCGAAAGTAGCAAGAAATAGATAAAATATGCCAAGAAGGAAACCAAAGAACAATAAACAAGAGACAGAGAAGAAAAAACAGGAGCAAATCAAATCACAACTTGATTCGATCTTGTTGGTCGACGATATGTTAAAAGGATTGGAGACTCCTGATATTCCTCCGATCAAGGCTCTCAGAACAATGGATCTAGACAAAACAAAGACTGAGGTCGAGGCTGAAGCTAGATCTATAATGGAGGCACTTTCTGGGTTTTTCAATGGAGGAGAGGAACTGGATGAAAAAAGCTATCTCAAATACAAACAAAAAATAGATGCTCTGAGTATTTCAACCATGGCTCTACAAATCAGAACAGCTCAGCATGCAATAGCTAAGCTAATGGACGAGATAGACTCCGGTATGACTGACCCAAAAATGTTTGCAGTTTTGGCTCAGTTACAAAACCAGATCATGCAAATGCCTAAGAACTTCTCTGACTATATGTCTCAGATGGAAAAGAACTACAAATCTCTGAAAGAGGAGGAGGAAAAAATAAATTCTGCGGGCAATGTGAAATTAGATTCCTCTGGAAACATCATAGAGGATGCTGAAACAGAAGGAACTTTAAAAGTAAGAGGGACAAAAAATCTCATGGAAAATCTTCAATCTATGATGAAAGACAAGAAAAACGTCAAAGAAGCTGAGTTTGAGGAGGAAGAAAATGACGATCTTATAAACCCAATAAAAAAAGATGGCGGTGATTCTCTAGGGGGAGAAGACGAAGACGATCAAGACTTCGAAATAGATGATGACCTTTACGATTAATTATGTCAAAGAACAACGAAGGAAACATATGGTCCACAGAAAGAGTAGAAAAGCTACTTTTTGAAGCTGAAGATATGGGGTTAGACTATAAGGAAGTAGACAACCCATTTCACGAAAACGATCCGGAGTTAAGAAGGGGAAACATCATATTCGAATATACAGAGGAGGAACTAGAGGAGATAAAGAAATGTGCTTCGGATGTTATTTATTTTGCAAACAAGTATTGTAAGGTTATGACTGATGATGGAATCAGACAGATACTTCTGAGAGATTACCAAACACAAATCCTAAGCCAATACCAAAAACACAGAAAGAATGTATTTGTTTCTCCAAGACAATCCGGAAAAACAATCACATCTTCCATTTTTCTTTTGTGGTATCTACTTTTTAATTATCAGAAGAATGCGATGATCATGGCGAACATCGGTGACACCGCAGCGGAGTTAATGGATAAAATCAAGATTATTCTAAGAGGTCTTCCATTCTTTTTGAAACCAGGTATTTTAGTCTATAATGTTATGACCATGAAATTCGATAATGAATGTAGGGTCATGGCAAAAACAACAACCAAAACATCTTCAATTGGTTTTACCATCCACCTTCTTTACATGGATGAGTTTGCTCACATTAACCCCAACTTTATTGATAGCTTCTTTAGATCAGTTTATCCGACAATCTCATCTTCTCAAATTGCAAGGGTCATAATCACATCTACCCCAAATGGGTTGAATAAATTTTGGGAGATCTACAAAGGAGCTCTGGATCAAGAAAATGACTTTAATCCGATTAGAGTAGAGTGGTGGCAAGTTCCAGGAAGAGATGAAGAATGGAAAAAGAAAGAGATAGCTTCCCTAGGATCCATAGAGGATTTCAACCAAGAATATGGTTGCCAGTTTCTTTCATCTTCTAGACTTCTTTTAGATGCACCAACATTAAAAAGACTTAGAAATTCCCAAGCAAAGTTTACTTATAGGGAACTAACTGCTTTCCAAGATTCATATAAGGATTACTCTAGCTTGGTATGGCATCCTAAATTCGATCCAACATCCATATTTGAAAAAGACAATCAAAGGTTTTACCTCAGTATAGACACTGCAGGAGGTGGAGGAGGTGACTATTCAGTAGTGAATATCTTTAAAGTTTCGCCAATGCCTTTAAAGGCTATTGAGAATAAAGGTATTTATGATGATGAAACAGATTTCTTTTCTCTTATCCAGGTAGGTCTTTTTAGATCTAACACAATTCAGATAGATGAACTTAAAGTATTTTTAGAAACCCTGATTATCGAAGTTTTAGGAGTAGAGAATACCAGAATAGTCTTGGAAATGGATTACAAGGGGGAAATGCTAATGGATAAATTATTGGACTCTGAAGATCTTTACGAGGAATTATTTGTATACACTAGACATTCCTTGGCAACAACTAAATTAAAGCCAGGAGTCAAATTAACAGGAACCAACAAGGAAAAATTTTGCTACGATCTTAAAATAAATACTCGATCTTATAAAATCATACCATCAGAAGAAACCAGCATTCATGAACTTTCTAACTTTGGTATCAATCCAAACGGATCTTTTACTAGTCAAGTTGGAAAAGATGACATAGCTATGACTATGGTGAATTTGAATGCTATTTTCGATAATGGGGACTTCGAAGAGACAGTTTCTGAAATCTACGAGGAAATATCAGAAAGATTCAAAAAAGCAATAGAAGTTAAATTGGAAGAAGCATCAGAATCAAGCAAGTCTAAAACGGGAGACATCTCAAACTATTCTTTTCTTAACGACCTCCTCTAATTCTTGGAGCAACTTTGATATATAGATAAGAAAAGGAAGACTTCAAATTGAAAGATTCTAAGATATATACAAAAAATAACTTCCAAGATGGCGAAAAGAGTTAAACTTGACTTATCTGTCTTCAAGGCCTCAGGGGTATACACCCTTGAATTTGATGCTTCAGAGAACATAATCATTAATCCCCAGACTATTAGACTGGTGGTTGGATACTCCAATGAAGGTGTATTCAATACCCCGGTTTACTGCCCAGATGTCACCACTTTCCAAACGGTTTTTGGAGACATAGACAGAACTTTAGAAAAGAAGGGATCATTCTTCCATAGATCTGCTTTGACTTGTTTACAAGCAGGACCTATATTTGCTCTGAACCTCAGACTTCTGAATAACTCAGTAGATGATAATGGAAATCCAGATTATGCAGCTGGAGCTGATGTTGCTAGATATAGAGCTTTCTCTGTAGACACAGAGGAACAAAACGGTGCTAATGCAACAGGAGGATATTCTGATCCTTTGACTAAGCAGGATAAACTTCTTTCGTCTTATTACAATAAAGAAAAATTCTGGTTCCCAGATACTGACTACTTGTTAGCAACTCAGGATACTTCAGGAGCTAGGCCAGATTCTAGAAAACTCTTTAGTATCGTAAACCTTGGAGAAAATCCAATAAGTATCATTACGAGAAAATCTCTAGATTCGGCTTTTCCGTTAAGAGGATTTGATATTACAGCCAGAGAATACTTTGGACCAGACGATGTTCCTACATTCATGAACCAGTACGATTACATTTCAGATTGGTTTATCGATGTTATTGCGATCAGTGGTAACTGGACTAATTATCAATCTCTTTCTAATGATCCTATCTACAGCGAATATTTCACAGCTAAAGGATTCATTAAATCTAAGATAGATGATTTCTTAGCTTTGAACAGTGTTAATATAGTTAGCACCGTAACAGGTACTATTATCCCTAACTTTATAGATGATAATGGTACAGTTCGATACATTCAAACACTAATCAATAACGACACTGCAACTACAGGTTTATTCTGTTCAGTTAACGAGGAAGCATTAGACGACCTAGTAAACAACTCTAGTGTGGTTGATTTAGTTGGACACCACTTGATTGACGAGATAGGAGTAGATGCTGATATCACTTCGGCTCCTAAAAATCTTAACTTCCTTTCTTACAATCAAAATCTTTTCGCTGATTATACCTACTTCAGAAACGTAGATGGCGCAACAGCAGGAACAGAGATCACAGACACTGGAGTATCTCCATCTACTGGATTTGATATCCTCCCAGAAACTGGAACTCTTATTCAAGATACTCTTTTCCAAGCATCAGATTCAGGTATTCCTACAACATTATGGGACACTTACTCTGCATCAAATAGAGATGGTGGAAAAGTATATCTAGACACTTTATTTACTAACCCCACTCAGCACGATGATCAGATCACAACTCTACAACAATTCGTAACAGTTGACAACGATCAGCCAGCACCTAGATGGGTTCTTGGTAAAGTAACTGCAAACCTTCCATCTGCTGGATACCTAGGATTCTACGTTGGGGATTTGGTAAAAATGAAAGTAGAAGAGGTTAAGTTTATCACAAACTCAGGTTTGGCTACTGCAGTTCAACAACAACTTAGATTAAAGCTTTCGCATCCTTTAGTAGGATCTACAGCTTCTACTACATACGTTGAGCCTTGGTATGAAACAAACAAGAGTACTGCAGATGCTTATCAGATTGGTAACCCAGATTACTTTGATAATGATGATGTGTTCTTCTCTCCTGATATTCCAGTAGGTGTAGATAGCTATTTTGCTTATGAAAACTCAGAAATCTATAGAGATTGGGAAGAAGGAAACATCGGAGATGGTGATGTTGATTGGACTGATGATTCTGGAACTTCATTACAGTATTTGAAGTTTGAAACAAACGTTGACCGAGACGGATTCAACACTCTTACAGTTTCTGCTTATCAAGATTCAGCACTTACAATACAAGAAGCTATTTCGACATGGAATACAACTTATATTAGTTCACTTCCTGTCGGAACAAATCTAACTACAGGAACAAGCTTTAATATTGTATCTACTGCAGGAAACATCAGTGACTATGTTGATATCATCACACAAGTTGCTCCAAACATTGTTGAGATTTCTCAAGCAGTTGCAACCGCAACTGGTATCAAAGTTGGGGATTTACTAGTATCAACAGACACTCAGATCTACGATAATCCAGCAACTGAAAACATCCAATCTAGGCTCACAAGAGTTCTAGAGGTAAGAACAGTTGCTTCTTCAAGCTCTCCAGGAGTTTACAGAATCAGAGTTAAAACAGAAAGACCTATCAAACTCTTCCCTGGAACAACTACGAGAGTATGGAAGTTCAAGAGTATCGAGGAATTTGTTGCTAATCTTCAGTTTACTTACCTTCCAGGAAGTGAAATTAAAGACGCTTCTAAACCAAATGGAACAGACACTAGATTAGGTCAGATCCTAGACGTAATGGAAAATACAAACATAGCTAGAACTCTAGCAGATGTTGATATCATCACATTTAGATACATCGTTGATACATTCGATGGGGGAATTCAGCCTAATACTAAATATCAATTGACTAAGCTTGCAAAAGCAAGACAGAAATGTCTAGCACTTTGTAACGCTCCATCAATCAAGAAATTCCAGGAATCAGTAGATCCTAGATTTACTTCAGCACCTACTGCTACAGATCCTGCTCCGATCCTACAGGCAAGATACATTGCTGATGGAGGTAACCTAAGCTTGAATCCTTCATTCACATTCTCTTTACCAGATGAGGACCTAGGAGCTAAGTTTGCAGGATTCTTCTCACCGTTCTTGACAATTAGAGAAAATGGAAAGAATCTTAATGTTCCACCAGCAGCTTACGTATCGAACAACTTCATTCGTAAGTTCGTTACAGGAGAACCTTATTCTATCGTGGCAGGAGTTAAAAGAGGTATAATCTCAGCTGGTAATTTGGTTGGGGTTGAATACGACTACGATCTTCAAGACAGAGAATACATAGAACCATTCGGACTTAACCCGATCATCAGAAAAAGAGGTATTGGAGTGGTTATTTACGGTAACCAAACAAGTTACCAAAGGACTAACTCAGCCTTCAATAACCTACACGTTAGAGATCTATTGATCACTATCGAATCGGCAATAGAAGAAATACTCAGTAACTATGTCTTCGATTTCAACGAGGATTCAGTTAGACTTGAGATTAAGACTCTAGTCGATAACTACCTAAATGGAGTAAGATCTGTTGGAGGTGTTTATAACTACTTAACTATTATGGACTCTTCTAACAATACTCCTGCAATCATAGATCAGAATATCGGTATAATCGATGTTATTGTAGAACCAGCAAGGGGTATACAGAAATTCATTAACCGTATGACTGTAACTAGAACAGGTGGTATCGCATCAGGAGGATTTATTCAATTCTCCTAATCGATTTTTCTAAGAAAAACGATTTAGAATATATAAAATAAACAGATGGCAGGATTACCACACTATACTAGTTCTAAAGCTTCGGTGAATAAATTCGAGCCGGTTTTCTTAAACCAGTTCGAGGTTACCATTACTCCACCAACAGCGGTGGTTCCCCCACAAGGGAACCCAGGTAATGGTAACATACTATTAGAACAAGTAAAATCCATAAGTGGATTACAGGTAGATCAGAACCCAGGGGAAATCACTCAGCAATTCAAATTTGCTAAGAGATATTATGCAGGTCCTGCTCCGGCTAACACTGGACTAGATCTCTCAATCAGTTTTGAAGTCAACTTGGATGATAATAATTCCATGTATGTCTTTAAGATTCTCCGTCAATGGTCAGATCTTATTTATAATCCATTAACTGGGGCTATGGGAATAAAAAGCAACTATACCGGTAATATACTGGTCAATGTTTTTAATAAGAGTGGAGATGTTTATCGGAGAATAAATCTTAGGGATTGCTTCCCAATGACACCAATTGATGAGATGGCTTTGAATTATGTGCAAGGATCAATCTATTCAATTACTATGCAATGGGCAGTTGATTATTTTGATGACACATTTATCTAAAAAAAAGAAAACAATAAGAAATGGCAGGATTACCACATTTTAGCTCATCTAAGGCGGCAGTTCAACTCTACGAACCGGTTTATCTGAACCAGTTTGAGGTTTTGATCCAACCGCCAACAGCGGTTTCCAACCCACAAGGGAATGCTGGAAGAACACTCCTAGTGGAAAACGTTTTATCGGTTACTGGTCTAGCTGTTGATAAGAATCCTGGGATTCTAACTCAGAATTACAAATTCGCTAAGAGAAGATACGCTGCAGGTGCAGTTGATGACACTGGGGTTAAATTCAGAATAGAGTTTGAGACAAACCTGGATGATAACAACAGTAACTACGTATTTAAAACTCTAAGACAATGGTCAGATCTTGTTTATAATCCTTTGACTGGAGCAATGGGTATAAAATCAACCTATGCAGCAGGAACATACGTTTTAGTTTCTGTCTTTAATAAAGAAGGAGACGTATTCAGAAGAATTAAACTCGTTAACTGTTTTCCAACAGATCCTATCAAATCTTTAGATTTGGATTACAGTAATGGAACAACTCCTTACAAAATTGGTATTTCCTTTAGAGCAGATTACTTTGAAGATCTTTTCAATTAAAATTTGTCTGAAAAAATAAAGACTAATATATAAATGGAGATCCGGTCAGGGTCTCCATTTTTATTTCTGATTGGAATAGGATGAGAATTACAAAAAAGATGGAAGACGGTAGTGAACCCAAGGACAAAGAAGATAGTAACAAATTTTTGTCTCGTTTTAGGGACATTTTTCAATCCATTCGGATTCGATGTCCTTTTTGCTATGGTAATGAATTGGACAGGGTCTTATTGGGCTACTGCATTTATTTTTTACTTCCTCTCGGCATTATTCTTTGGTCTCTATTTTTTGTTATCAAATAAGAAACCAAATCCAAAAAAGTGGATAAAAAAGATATGACACAAGAAGAAAAAGAACTCCTCGCATCTCTCAAAGAAAAAGAGAGAAAATCAAAATTTGAATATGAAGAAGATCCGGATGTTGATAATGTGAATATTCCAGATTGGATTCCTAATAAGGTTGAAAGGCCCGTACAGAATCTGGGTAACGTCAATGATCCCAATTACATTCCTAATACAATGGGTGAAGAAAATACTCAAAAACCAAAAGAAGATGTAGAACAGATGTCTCGCCCATCCCAAGAACCACAAAGAAATAACATAGGAAAGGTCAATATCGATCCTAGGATGGGAATGGAGGCTGAATGGAAAAACATACCAGCTGAAGTTTTACCCTCAAAGGGATTTGGATATCCTAAAGGATTCGAACTAGCAATTAGATCTGCTAAGGTTTCAGAGATTAGACATTTCTCCACAGTTGATGAATCAGATAGACTAGATTTAGACGACAAGCTAAATCATATGATTTCCAAGTGTATGAGAATCAAATGGGATGGAGGTGTTTTAGATCCGATGGATCTCTGGTATGAAGACCGATTTTTTGTAGTGATGTCAATCAGAGACATGACTTTCATCAAAGGAGAGAATAGAATTCTTCTTCCTTTACAGAAAAATTGCAAGGGTGATAAATGTGCTTTACCAAATGAGATCGAATTAAGATCAAATTTCTTGGATAGCTTTGAATTAGATTCGGATCTTATTAAAAGATACAATTCTGAAAAATATTGTTTTGAATTTGTTCCTAAAGACGGATCTCCTGGAATAGATCTTTATATTCCTACTGTTGGTGTTACAACTAAATGCAGAAGAATACTTAAGAGCAAAAGAAACAGCGGGAAAAAATTTGACGAAAGTTTTGCCGATGTGTCAACTTTTATCATTCCAGATTGGAGAAATCTCGATGAAAGAACATACGATCAATATGAAAGGACTTCTGCAGATTGGACTCCACTTCAATTTTCAATCGTTGACCAAATGAGCAAAAAAATAAATTTTGCTACTAAATCTAGAATATTTACTAAATGTGAAAGCTGCGGAGGGGAGGCCGCAGCTAGCATTCGATTTCCCGGAGGGTACAGATCTCTTTTCATTATTTCAGATCTCTCTGGAAAACTACTTTGATATTAAGTTCCGTCTTTGGGAAGAGTTTAAATTAGATATCTCCAATATGGAGAATTGGCCTTTCTACGAGTATCAGTTATTCATGGAAAAATTAAACGATAAGATAGAGAAGGAAAACAAAAAGAATGCTAGTGACGGCATGAGTGAAGCTTTCTCGTTTGATAGGAAGTCAAATCCCATATTAAATCAAAATCCGGGTATATAATTCATGGAAGAAGACGAATCTATAATATTTCAGGCTCCCGAAGCTATAGATCGGGGAACTATTGAAGGAAATATCCGAAATCAGGTTTATCTCACAGACCAAATGGAGGGATTGAGAACTGCTAATGATGTTGGGAAAAAAGCCAAGTCTTTTTATAGAGAAAAATATAAAGAAGCTCTATCTAAAGAAGACTCTGCTTTTGATTCTGCTAAAGCCGAATATCAAATAGTATCGTCTGGTGTTGGATCGGATCTAAGAAAAATCCAAAAAAAGATCGATAAAGGTGAAGCCCTAGATAGTGTAAAAGATATAATTCCGATGGCAGAAAACACTGCCCTTAATTATGTTCAAAATGCTAGTTCATTGAAATCCCTTTCTCCTTTGAAGATCATGGATATGATGAATCTAGATTCTCTAAAGGACTTGGAGGGATACGAGGAAGTTGAGTCTCTTTTCGAAGAAAAATCCGGAGACAGCGATCTGGATTTTGGATCTATTGTCAGTTCCTTAATGAGGATTGCAGGGCATTTCGAAGGAGTGATAACAAACCCAAAGATTTTTGATATATTAAAAACACCAGAGAATCGATTTGCTTCGAGCGCTTTTTCTAAAATCTTAGAACTTTCAGGATTAGAAAATGAATCAATAGAGAAAAGCTCTTCTAACTTCGAGGATAATTTGGAAAAGCTCATCAATAAAATTCAGGGAAAAGAGGTAGAATCTACAGAAACCGAAAAACCCAAGGAGGAAGTTAAAATAGAGGATGTTCCCCCACTTCCAGAGGAGGAAAAAGAAAAAGAAAAAGAATCCCAAGCTGTAGAGGAACCTGCAGCCTTAGAACAGGTACAAGAACCAAAAGTTGAGGAGGAACCTGCTGCTGAAGAGTCTGTTGTAACTGAACCCCAAACAGTTGAATCGTCTCAAGGAGAGGAAGGCTTTACTCCACCCGAAGCAGAAGAAGCAAAAACATTACAGGAAACAGCACCTTTAGAATCAGTCACAGAAGAGAAGCCACCAGCCGCAGAAGAAAAATCATCAGAATCATCATCTGGATACTCTTCTTTACTATCTTCCCTCTTTCCTGGAGTTTTTGGAGGAGGAGAGGGAAAAATGACAGAGAGTGTTGAAGGATTGGCAGAATCAATAGAAGGGAAGGGAGGCGTAAACGGGGGGATATCTTCTCCGGGGGATAGATTTACCCAGTTGTTCGATAAAATATATCCAGGAGAAAAAAAATCAAGTGGAAGTGAAACTTTAGGAGGTGTGAGTCCTATAAAAGAAACGAAGATTCAAAATTTAGCTAGTGTGGAGGCTAAAACAGAGCCTAAACCAGATAAACAAGAATCTTCTAAAGAGGAATCTAAGGCTCCTACTACAAGTTCTTCGGAACCCAATGCTGCTGGTGGATCTTCTTCAGTCCCAGAGGAAACCAAAAAACCTCAGGAAACTAAGGAATCCCAAGCTACTTCGGAATCAGAAGGATCTTCCTGTCTCTTATACACATCTCCGAGCCCACGAGACGTAGAGGAATCTC